GATTCGAATACTTAGAGTCTTCAAAATAAACTGCTGATTGGAAGCCTGTCTGCGTGCATTGAGGAGACAGTGTTGTCGGACAATTCCGGTGGTGACAGCTGAAACAGTGGTGGAACCAGCCCAACTGCTGTTGGAAACCAGCATGGGTTCGTAACCACTGTTGCCGAAATTGATTTGGTTCGGGTACATGGTGAATGTAGCATTCCCAGCAGACCCCGTTTCAATCTCCATTGGAAGTTTACTCACAAAGTTTTGACCCCAATGAATTCCTCCGCGTATGTAAGCCACAGAAGAATCACTTGAGCACTCAAACTGCGAATCTGGAATAATAGCTTTCGCATTTTCCAGATTGCGGATATCAGTGCTCATGAGGTGTTCAACAAGAGCCTTATGACGAGTCGAGCAAGCTCCAGAGGCTCTATGCTTAACTCGAGGTTTGGCAGTGTTTGCGCTTGATCCTGGTTGCCGCCTATTGGTGGCAACCGGTCCACTTTTTCCATTGCCTTTTCCCATATTTTGTCTCTCTCTCCTACCGGGTCCCTTTAGGGCCCGGCTTTACTCATAGTCCACGCGTCGCAGGGCTAAAAAGCCTGGATGCGACACGAACGCCGGCAAGTAAGGTACCGACTCAATGAGATCCTCCATTTCCTCCACGTCGTCCACCGTTAAACCATAACGCTGCTCAATCATAGCCAACGCCCCTTGACGATCTACTCTATTAACGGCCCACGGCATCATGAAACGTTGCCGGACTTTGTCTACCACCCGAGAGTCCACCTTGGCTCCTTGTTCACGAGCCACGCGCTTCATAGTAACAAGCATGGGACCCAAAATGGGGTAATCGTCCGGCACATATCCATAAGATAACGCCAAGGCCAAAGCGGTCTGCTCATATCCTCCTAGTTCAGAGGGGTTGCGTAGGATTTTCCCAATCTTAAGTACTTGAGAAGGTAAAGGTGCCCATTCCATAGTGGTTCCGAAAGTAGAACTGACGAACCAACCTTTTAGGAAGTCAAGCTCATCTAACCGTTCGGCTTCATGATACTTGATAACCAACCCTAGTTCCTTCATGGCCTCGGAATAATCTTCTGAGGCAATGGAGTACACTTGGGCAAAAAGATTGTTGATACTATTCGTCAAAGTTGTATCAGCATTTCCGGTACCTTGTTGAACGGGCATCTGACCCTTTCCAGATTGGGTTTTGGTCTTTACATTGAAAGAACCACCACAACTTTTAATTAGCAATTCGACCACATCTTTGGGAATGCCAACATGCTGCATCCAGGCCAACCGGAAATGCAGCATAGGTCCCTCATGTTGACTCAAATCATACTTGGAAAAGTCTGAGGCAAAATACAAGCCGCTTGGCAAGCGGCCTATGACGTCGTCCCCGGCTACAACAATCCAGGGGTCGACTCCTTTGTCCAAGTCTTGAATCAATTGAGTTAATTTTGTTGAATCATATCCCGATGCGATGGCACACCGAAACGAAAGCCATTGTCCGCTTTTCGTTCGGGCGGTGATGGGAGTGTGACTCAGGTGCTCTTTTATGACGTCCATGGCACCCAAAATAAAGGGGCCCGTGTAGGCTTGGATCTTTGGATCTGTAACGAGAATGGTTCGCGGCTTGATAAAAACATTATCCTCCAAACCTTCGTCTGGGGAATCTGTCTTCTTCAATGCCAAAACCTCGTCTTTTTTCAACATTACTTTTTTCTTCATGTCGAATGGTTCTCCAAGCTCCAAAGCCTGTCGGGCTGCTTCGTAACGTTTTTTCTTGAAAGCAGGTTTGTTGTCAAACGTGCGTTCAAACTCCTCTTCAGTGTACGGCACCACACTGTTTTGAGGGAGATTTGCCAATGCTAAATCTCGAATCGCGGTACTCCACAAGAAAACGGCCTTCTTCATATCAAATCCTTCAGGATACGGATTGAAGAGTAAGCGGCTCTTGACTGCCACTTCTATGTTACCCACAGAATTGGC